CCCTTTTATAATCTAAGGAAAACTATTGACATCATGGTTAAATCGGAAAGAGTAAAAGTTGTTGTAATGTTTGACGGCAGGTCTGTAATTAGTGATGTACAAGAGGCAGTAGACAAAGAGACTAGTGAGCGTAAGGCATGGGTATTGAACTTCCCATACGTCGTTACTTATGACACACCTAAACTTGACGGCACTGGTATCGTTGAAGATCCAGAGGTCAAGGTTCATTACTCACCCTGGAATCCACTGAGCTCTGACGTACAGGTTGCAGTTAATCCTGATGCTGTTGTAAGTATCATGGAACCTGTTCCAAGTCTTAGAGACACCTACATTGAAAACGTCCGTAAGATGGGTGGAGATATTGAATGAGTATTAAACTCTTGTTATTGAGATCTGGAGAAGAAGTCATCACTGAAGTTAGAGAGATGGTCAATCCAGACACAAAAGAACCAATGGGATATCATCTACACAAACCTTTTGTGTTGGAGATTGTATCCTCTGAGGATACTGGAATTGTTTTGAATAGGGAGCAGGGATATCAGTTGCACTGGTTCCCTTGGGCACCTCTAAGTAAAGATAGAGATTTCTTTCTACCATCTGGGCATGTCTTAACTGCATATGATCCTCTTGATTCAATCGCACATCAGTACACTAATGCGATTCAAGAAGATGTTTATGAGAAAAACTTCAAAGAACATGAAGCGATGATTGCTGGTGAAGTTGGCGACCTTGATATGGAAGCTATGTTTGAAGAGGCAGAAAAGTTGCTTGAAGAAGAGTGAGAGAATTAAAGATATATGGCACTTCTAATGGTGCCAGATATCAAATTCGTGTTAATGAAAATATCTCACAATCTTATGGTAATGTTCTGTATTCATACACCACTGAATCAGAGTTTCATGGTTCGTATGATATTAGGATACAAGTTTTTGAAGGATCAATTACTCTGGAAAAATGCTTAGTTACTTACCCCGCTATTGTAAACAATAGTTCTGGGACAATAACATTTGAACAACCAATACAATCTCCTCTTTATAAATTAGTAGGTGATACTATCACTCCCCAACCATTTCCTATTCAAATTTATAGAGGAGAGGTCAAGTTTAAACAACTTATGTTTAATGGACCGAACCATTTTATAGTAAAGGTTGATGAAAGTTTGGACTATAGATCTGGACTATACATTGGCAACTTACTTACGAGAGAATATATACCAGAACTTCATACAATATCTCCAGTCTACAAATACAGACAGAGAGATAATGATATCTGGTCCCAGGGAGACTTGAATAAATTAGAAACTGAGGTAAATTATGGAAACGATGTTAGTCATTCTTAGATCAGGATTGACACTAATCAGTCAGGCAGAGCAGTTGGAAGAAGAACCTTCCTGCCACTTGAACAAACCGTATCTCGTTAGGGATGACGGGACCTTGGAACCTTGGCCAAGATACTCGAATGATGATGATGTCTTGCTTTATTCCGAATCACTTGCTACAATGGTGGAACCTACGGATGACATCCGTAAGAAGTACAAGCAAGTAACCGAATGAGTTTCTACACGAATGTTCAACTGGTCGGTGACGACCTTCTCTACCTTGGATACGAAGAAGGACCAGGCGGTTTGCTTGAGCGTATTCAACGTCGGATGAAGTTCTCACCGACCCTTTTTGTGGTTACTGATAAGGAGACTAAGTATAAGACTCTGGACGGTCGCTATGCTAAACCAGTTCGATTTGAATCTGTCCGTGAGGCAAGGGGTTTTGTAGATAAGTATCGTGACGTTGAAGGATTTGATGTTCATGGATATGACCGTTATCTTTACCAATATATCTCGGAGGAATTTCCGAACGAAGTTGACTTTGATCTCAAGACTCTTAAGATTACGTCTCTTGATATTGAAGTGGCATGTGAGAATGGGTTTCCTAACGTGCAGGAGTGCGCTGAACCTCTTCTGTCGATTACAGTACAGGACTATACGACGAAACAGATTAAGGTATGGGGAACACGACCCTATGAAAATACCCGTAAAGATGTTGAGTATGTTTATTGCGACGATGAGGAACATCTCCTCAACTGTTTCCTGGCTTATTGGGGAGTTGAATTTCCAGATGTACTTACAGGATGGAACGTCGAGTTGTATGATATCCCGTACATTTGTGGACGTTTGGAACGTCTTTTTGGCGCGAAGAAAATGAAGCAAATGTCTCCTTGGAACATTGTTCACAGGGAGGAGATGGAGATCAAAGGTCGCACACAGATTCTTTACAACATGTATGGAGTCAGTGTTCTTGACTACATGGATCTCTATAAGAAGTTTACTTATACTAACCAAGAGTCATATCGTCTTGACCATATTGCAAGTGTCGAACTAGGTCAGAACAAACTAGACCACAGTGAGTTTGAGAATTTTAAGGAATTCTACACACAAGACTGGCAAAAGTTCATTGACTATAATATCATTGACGTGGAACTTGTTCTTCGTCTAGAAGATAAGATGAAGTTGATTGAACTTGCTATCGCCCTAGCGTATGACGCTAAGGTAAACATGAAGGATGTTTACTATCAGGTACGCATGTGGGATACTCTCATTTACAACTATTTGAAGAACCGCAATCTTGTAGTTCCGCCTGCAAAACGCAGCAATAAAAACGAGAAGTATGCTGGTGCTTATGTCAAGGAACCGATTCCTGGAAAGTATGATTGGGTTGTTAGTTTTGACCTCAATAGTCTGTACCCTCACCTTATTATGCAGTACAATATCTCACCAGAAACCCTGGTCGAGAAAAGACACCCAACGGTTACAGTTGACCGAATCCTTAATGAGGAAGTAGAACCTGATCCTAACTTTGCACTGTGCGCTAATGGATCACAATATCGTAAGGACGTGCATGGTTTTCTACCTGAGATGATGCAGAAGATCTACGATGAACGTGTACAGAGTAAGAAACTCATGCTCATCGCAAAGCAGGAGTATGAGAAGAATCCATCCAAGGAGATTGAGAAAGCAATCAGCAAGTACAACAACATTCAGATGGCACGTAAGATCCAACTGAACAGTGCTTATGGTGCCATTGGCAATCAATACTTTAGGTACTATGATCTTCGTAACGCTGAAGCAATCACCCTGTCTGGGCAGGTATCAATCCGTTGGATCGAGAACAAGGTGAATGATTATTTGAATACCCTACTTAAAACGGAGAACCAGGACTATGTTATTGCCAGTGATACTGACAGCATCTATCTCTGTCTTGATCTACTTGTCAATAGAGTATTTGATGTACAGAATGTTTCTAAAGAGAGGATCGTTAACTTCCTCGATGATGCTTGTAAAAACAAGATCGAACCGTTCATCGAGAAGGCGTATCAGGAACTAGCAAATTACGTCAACGCTTATGATCAGAAGATGTTCATGAAGCGTGAGAACATTGCTGACCGTGGTATCTGGACTGCTAAGAAACGCTACATCCTAAACGTTTGGGACAGTGAAGGTGTTCGCTATGCAAATCCTAAACTGAAGATGATGGGCATTGAAGCAGTCAAGTCATCCACACCTGCCCCCTGTCGAAAGGCAATTAAGGAGGCATTGACTATTATTATGTCGAAAACTGAAGACGATGTGATTGATTATATAGATACATTTAGGGATGAATTCAATTCGCTACCGCCCGAGGACATTGCTTTTCCGAGGAGCGTCAATGGACTATCTAAATTCAGATCACACACAACCGTGTATTCAAAGGGCACCCCTATACATGTTCGTGGCGCGTTGTTATATAATTTTCATGTCTCTAAAAAAGAACTTGAATACAAATATCCACTGATTCAGGAGGGTGAGAAAATCAAGTTTTTATATCTGCGCCGCCCAAGTAAAATTAACGAAAACGTCATCTCCTTTCTCAACACGTTCCCCAGAGAACTTGATTTGGAAAGGAGTATAGACCATGATGCCCAATTTAAAAAAGCGTTCCTCGATCCTTTACAGATCATTCTTGACGTGATAGGATGGAAGACCGAGAAACCAACTAGCCTTGAATTTTTATTCGCCTGATTATGACCCAAAGTTTTTTTAAAGATATTGTAAAAGAAATTGACAATGACTATGCGGGACTTCTCTCCGATGGATCGATCGGTGACATCGGTGGTTACATCGACAGCGGTTCTCACATTTTTAATGCCCTGGTTAGTGGGTCTATCTATGGTGGTATTCCATCAAACAAGGTCACTGCAATCGCAGGAGAATCTAGTACAGGTAAGACCTTCTTCTGTCTTGGTATGGTACAAAGTTTCCTTGCCAATGATCCAGATGCAGGTGTAATTTACTTTGAATCTGAGTCTGCAATTTCTAAGCAGATGATTGAAGAGCGTGGTATCGACAGTGAACGCATGATGCTTGTTCCTGTTACTACAGTTCAAGAGTTCCGTACTCAAGCAATCAAAATTCTTGATAAATATCTTGAACAAAAAGCAGAGGATCGCAAACCTCTGATGTTTGTCCTAGATAGTCTAGGTATGTTGTCTACCAGCAAAGAACTTCAAGACTCTGCTGATGGCAAAGACACTCGTGACATGACTCGTGCCCAAGTCGTCAAAGCAATCTTCCGTGTTCTTACACTGAAACTGGGCAAAGCAAACGTTCCCATGGTAGTTACCAATCACACCTATGATGTTGTCGGCGCTTACGTCCCCACGAAGGAAATGGGTGGCGGTTCTGGTCTTAAGTATGCTGCTTCCACTATCATTTATCTCTCGAAGTCTAAAGAGAAAGATGGCAAAGAAGTCGTTGGTAATATTATCAAGGCGAAAGCAGCGAAGTCCAGACTTACAAAAGAAAATTCATTAGTAGAAACACGATTGTTCTATGACTCACGCGGACTGGACAAGTATTACGGACTACTGGAACTGGGTGAGAAGTATGGAGTCTTCGAGCGGAAGGGAAATAGGGTTGTTGTTGGGGAATCTTCCGTTTATCCTTCTGTTATTCTTGCCGATCCTGAGAAGTATTTCACAGAAGAAGTGATGGAAAAACTTGACTGGGCAGCGGGTCAAGAGTTCAAATATGGTACAGACAAATGAAAGACTTTAAGATTCCATTCGCAGTATTATCCTTCCTACTCGTTCAGTTAGGTGGTGCTGTATGGTT